AAGACATACGGTTCTACGCAAAAAACTGCTGGGTATTTCCACAGTTCTATGGATCATACTACGGAAATTGTGCAGAAGATTTATGGGAAGCCGTAATTGAACAGGACTTGCAAACGCAAGATGAGCAGTTCGTAGCTGACATGCTACAGGATAGAGGAATAGACAATTTAGACACGTTTAAGGAGCATTGTCAGAGCGTTGAGCATGATTTCTGGAACAAGCGTTTCCGTGTCTACAAGCAATGGAAGGACAGAATACAGGAACAGTTCAGAAAACAGGGATACTTCGAAACATACTTTGGATTCCGCTTTACTGGGTACCTAACTTATAGACAGCTTGCAAATTACCCAATCCAAGGAACTGCTTTCCATTGTCTACTATGGACCTTGATCAGATTACAAAAGGAAGCAAAGCAAGAAAACTGGCGATCCAAGATCATCGGACAAATACACGACTCAATCGTCTGGGACGCACATCCGGACGAAGTAGACATGATCATTGACAGGACAATAGAGATCGGCACAGAGCAGATCCGCAAAGAGAATCCTTGGATAATAGTGCCACTTGAGATCGACTTTGAGATAACTCCTATCGACGGATCATGGTACGAGAAGAAGGATATTGCACTATGAATAATTCAAAGAGAAAATATTCATGGGACAGCAGGAGCACAAACAAAGCAACCCGAAAGGCCACAGGAGAAAGAATCGGTAGATTGATCGCATATCTGATCCTCTTCCTCGTAGGCATGTTTGCTTCTATTGGCCTCTATGCACTCCTCTCAGGAAAAATTAGTCCTTTTGAAGAGACTGGGAAAACGCTCTCAAGCTCACTAGGCAGACCTGACGTGCCACACATATACAACACACCAAGTGACCTCTCGAACATGGACGAAACGCTCAGAGGAATTGAGCGTCAATTGGAACGGATGAACGATATCCATCTCAAAATCTATCAAGAAGAAGGGAGGTGAATCCTATGGGAGAAATGCGAAGTACAATGAGGAACATCTAGATTATCTAGCTAATGTCACCCGCGTAATCCAGCAAGAAGAGAACGTCAAACGGGAACTTGAGAAGGAAGCAGCAAACGCATGAAACAACTTGGCTCCTGTGTACAGATGATGACTGTCCATCCGGTGAGTCCCAGTCCTGAACCGGCAGGAGCCAACTTTAGGAGGACACATTGCCGACAGAACACAAGAAAGTAACTGTCTTGATCTGCTGGAAGGACAAGACATGGGAGGAGCGTGACCTTCAGCTAATGATGCCTGTGGAATCGACTGCTGCGGAAATCGGAGAGCAAGCGATCAAAGCAACAATGAGTAATATCTCCGCTATTGGAAAGCTTGAAGACCTAAGGACTATGGGCATTATCACAGGAGAGATGAACGTCGAGATCAAGGGGAAGAAAGAGGATGCCTCTCCACACTGACTACAGACCGGAAGAAATAGATCAGGTATATGGAAACGAGACTCTGATGAAGTCACTCAAAGCAGTGCTTCAGAGAGAAGATCCATTTAGGACATTCCTGTTTACTGGACCTTCCGGGTGCGGAAAAACGACAATAGCAAGGATCATCAAGAATGAGCTTGGCATATCTGACTACGACTACAAATATTTCAACGCATCTAACACACGTGGCATAGATACAGTTCGTGAAATCCTCATTGACATGCAGTTATCTCCAATGGAAGGAGACTACAAACTATATGTGTTTGATGAGTGCCATCAACTGACACCTCAAGCACAGGAAGCACTATTGAAGGACACGGAGGAGCCTCCAAAGCATGTGTTCTTCGTGTTCTGCACAACGGAGCCGGACAAACTGAAAGCAACATTCAAACGAAGAGGATTCCAAGGGCAAGTCGAGAAGCTTCTCCGGAAAGACATCCTCAATCTTATGAAGGAAATTCTGGACGCAGAGATTTACTACTATGAGAATGAAAAGGCTACGCCGGAAATAGATCTGAAGCTAAAGAGGATGAAGAGTCTGCCGGACGATCTGCTTTCTGAAATATCCGATGCTGCGGACGGATCGCCTGGACAAGCGTTGAAACTGCTCGATCAAGTCGTTGATCTTGATGACCTGGAGGATGCTAGGAAGAACTTGCATCAAGTGTTTGGAGATGAGCCTAGTATTCTAGAACTTGCACAAACGATTGCGGATCAGCGAATTCGTCCGGAGACGAAGTGGAAGAAGAGCCAGAGGTTGTTAGCAGGAATGACAGCAGAGCCGGAAGCTATTCGAAAAGGACTCCTGACGTATCTCAACAAAGTGATGCTAGGAAACCTGGCTAGCCAACAAATCGTAGATCAAATCGACTTTCTTGAGAGCCACACTATGTATAGTTGGAACGCAGGACTTACAAAAGCTATATGGTACGCCTGCTTAGTGGAGCACAAAGATGGCTGAAACCTTCAAGGAAGAACTTGAGATAGACATCTTCAATCTCCATCTCTGCTACTTGGATCAGCCGGCTAAGTATATGAAATGGAGTGAGAAATGGGCGAACAAAGTCCGTGAGCGTGACCAGAGAAAGAGATATCTACGTATCAACATCCGGAAGACTCCGGAGGAGTATGGACTCAGTACAAATCCATCTGTCGCTGCTGTAAATGCTGCAATTGACGAAGATGAACAATACGTAGATCTTACGTGGGAACTCAATGTACTCCAATCAGCCAAGGACGCTTTCATACAACGACAACGCTCTCTGGACGGTCTTGTTAGACTGTACTTAAATGGGTACTTCAGTGGACCACACCCATCTACAACAAAGATTGTACAGGAACGCTCACAACGAGTACGAGATAAACAATTGGAAGGGCTAAACCGCAACAGAACGACAAGAGGAGAAGACGATGACGCCGGACGAACGCAGGAAGAAGATGAAGGAGGATTTGAAGAGGAGGCATCGTGAGAGTATCGAGCGCACAAAGCAAGGACAGTACGGCACGATATTCCTCCGAGACAAGATTCCGGAAGGAGTCACTTTTTGGAACTGCAAAGGAGGCAAACACGTCATCGACATCATTCCATACGAGTGTGGAAACGATGATCCTTACGCTCCTCCTGGCACATTTCAATACGTTCTAGATCTCTGGGTACACAGGAACATCGGACCGCGCGATCTTCAGTTCGTTTGTCCTTCGTATACGTGGGATAAGCCTTGTCCTGTCTGCGAAGATCTGAGCGCAGGGGACTATGACGACGACTACATGCAGAAATTCAAGGCGAAGAACAGAACAATCTACTTCATCTGGTGCCACGACTCTCCTAAAGAGGAGAAGGAAGGACTCCTGATCTGGGAGATTGCTCACTACTTCATGCAGAGGAATCTGGATGCACTTTCCGAGTCTCCGCGTGGAGGAGGTGATATCATCTTCGCAGACGAAGTAGAAGGACGAATGATCGGCTTCCAAAGACAAGGAACAGGAGCAACAAATACAAGCTTCCTTGCACATCAGTTCATTGAGCGGGATGGTCCGATTCCGAAAAGCATTCTGGACCAGACATTTCCTCTGGACGAGATCGTGAAGATGCGCCCTACGTATGAGGAGATCGAACGAGCGTACAAAGGAAAACAGGAAGACAATCCTGGTGATGATAGCCCCGCACAACAGGAGCAACCTGAAAGAGAGCCTGTCCGCAGACGCCCTGTGCGTAGAGAAGCTGAAAAGGAGACAGAGCAGACGGAAACTGAAAGCAATGAGTGTCCAGCAGGCGGAAAGTTCGGAATCGACATTGACGGACTCGAAGACTGTCAGAAGTGCGAAGTCTGGGACAACTGCTACAAGGACTACAAGCGCAGAGAGAAGCAACAGACAGAGGAGAGCCAGGAGGAGGAGCCTCCAAGACGACCCAGAGTTCGTAGGAAGTCGGAAGAATGAGCTTAATCAAACGGACGGAGAAGGATGTCATGGAAATAATGGATGAAGCAGAGTCGGAGCCGGAAGAGATAGTCCTCCAGAATAAGGGTAACTTTGACTACTCCGTCTCAACTGGCTCTACTCTGCTTGATCTGTCCATCTCCGGAGGAAAAGTCCGTGAAGGAGGAATCCCTGGTGGAATCATCATGGAGGTATTTGGACCTCCTAGTGTCGGAAAAACCGCGGTACTATCTGAGATATGTGCAAGTGCTCAAAACCGCGGGGGAAGGACACGCTTCCTTGACCCTGAAGCGAGACTCGATGCTGAATACTCAAGAATATATGGCGTCGATATCGACAAAACGGACTACCATAGACCAGATACAGTAACAGAAGTATTCGACTTGATCTATGGATGGGATGTTCCAGATGCACCAAAAGGAGCATGTAACACAATCTTGACAGACAGCTTAGCCGCTCTATCATCTGATGCAGAACTGTCAGATAAGGGTGACAAGATGGCTGGCCGCAGGATAGCAAAAGACTTCAGCGAAGGACTGAGGAAGACGTGTCGGTTGATTCGCCACAACAACTTTCTAATAGCTTGCTCTAACCAACTCCGAGAAGGAGACTTTGGAGACAAAACTCCGGGAGGAAAAGGAATCCCATACTATGCAAGCTTGCGGATCAGTACAAAGTTTGCAAAAGGAGGCATGATAACAAAGAAAGTCAAGTTTCACGGCAAAGATCAGGAGAAGATAATAGGAATCACATCCGTTTGTGAGGTGACAAAATCCAGCATAGATGATCCTTTCCGAAAAGCAATCGTCTACATCCTCTTCAACTATGGCATTGATGACATTCGCGGGAACTTGCAATGGTATAAGAATGTAACAGGAACAACAACCTACACTGCTTATGATAAAGACTATCAGAGCATGAGGGACGCAATCAACCACGTAGAGAAAGAAGAGTTATCTGAACCTCTAAGACAAATGGTCATTAGAACATGGCATGAGCTAGAGGAGAAATTCCGTGAGAAAAGAAAGCCAAAATCAAGAGGATGAGTTCGACAGAATACACAAGTTATTTCAACGTGGACGGTACTGGCCAATCTATAGGAACTTCGATACTCAGGCAGGCTCAAGAGTCTGGTCCAACAGATTCGAAAAAACAAAGTTGCCATTACTCATTGAGTTCACACAAAAACACCCCATATCAGGAAGACAGTTAAATCCCAATGTACTGGAACTATCATACGAGCACTTCCTAACATGTCCAAAAGGAGATGTGGAATCAGACGGAGAAGAAAACAGAGTGGTTAAATGGGACGATCTTCCAACCGTAGATCCAAAGATTGTCAATCGGAAAATCATCGTGAAGATGAGGAAAGATGAACAAGAAAGGCTCGCAG